GCAGCTGCGGCTGAAGCAGCGACTCGTACTTCTCGAACAGGGTCTGGGTCGTGAGAATCACGTCCGGGTGGTCGTTGCCGACCGAGACCGAGTTGTAAGCCGTAGCCATCTGGAGCAGCGTGAGAGCACCAGCGGTGTTCTCCTCGTAGGAGCGCCACCAGTCGTTGCCCTGACCCGTTGCCGAGTTGATGCCACCAACGGTGTTGCCGGACTCAACCAGGTTGCCGAGACCGTTCCAGTTCTTGCCAGAGTTGCCGGTGCCGTCACCGAAGAACATCTGGTTGAAACCTTCACGCATCGACTCCTCAGCCTGCATAATCTTGGCCTCGAGCAGGTTGATGATTGCATGCTCGCCGTTGTTCTTGGCTTCCTCAATGCCCGAGATAGCGATAGAAGCACCATACTGCTTCCAATCGTACTCAGCAGCCGAGATGCCTTCCTGCGGCGTCAGAGACAGCGTCTCATAGCCAGAGTACGACGCAACCGTCGAGTTCTGACCATAAATGAGCTGCTCAACAATCTTCGTACCACCAGTCTCCATACGAATACGACCCTTGTCGGAGAGCCAGTACGTAAGGGGACGTGCGGTAAACACGTTGTCAGTGAGCTTGTCACGGTAGTTTGCGAGCGTCGTTGAGAGCAGCGCATCAAAATTGGCGTTACCAGCCATAGTAGTTCCTCCTCAGGAAAATTTTACGAGATACCCAACTGAGCCTTGGCTGCAGCGAAAGCATCCCTAAGTGAAGTTATAGGTGCAGTATCGGCAGATGTCCCCTGAGCAGAAGCACCACCGGCAACAACACCACTCGCACGCTTGGCCTGAACAATCTGCTGTTCCTGCTGTGCCTTGCGACCGGCCAGTTCCCTCTGTGCCTGCTCCTTGCTGTAAAGCCTATCAAAAGCCATTTCCTTGTACACTCCTTCAAGATTCGTAGTGCCCAAAGCCAAAGCCTTAGATACAACCTCGTTAGCATCGAAGTCATCACCATACTTTTGCTGAAGACCGTTAATGGTTCGCTCCAACTCGTTCATCGCCTGCTGTTCCTCGAAGGACTTGATGCGACTCTCCAGTTGACGATACTGCTTCTCCATCGGGTCTGCAAACAAATCGTCATCTTCATACATGTCGGTCTGTTCTGCAATACCATAATGGTTCTTGAGCAGTTCAATCGTAGCTTGCGGGTCATTGTCCAGCGCCTGCTGGATTGCCGATGCAAACTGAACGCCACGGCGTTCCTCTGCCAATTGCTGCGTCTTGCGGGTATAATCCGCCTGACGCTGATAACCCGAAACGGCTTCCTTCAGCGGAACCTCAAGTTCCTCACCATCAATGGTGACCTTCACATACTTGTCTCCGAACGAATCGAAGTCAATATACTCAGGCGCCTCAGTAAACGCTTCTTCTCCACCTTCAACTTGTCCATCGAACTCGATGGGGTCATTGGCTTCAAGGTCAAAGTTTTCTTCTGTCATTTTTTCTCCAGAGTCCCTAAGGTTGCTCTTCTATTAAGTAACGAGTATCGTTACATTTGTGTGTTTGGCAGACCACCAGTTTGGTTGGCAATCATTGCCAAAACTTGCGGTGGGATGCTCGTCGGCTGCGGCATACCGCCAGCAGGCGGCGCCGCCATGTCCGGCGACCCTGTGGGCGCACCCTGCGGTGCCCCCGTATCAGGCCCAGGAGGCGGTCCAGCCATCGGCTGACCATCAGGACCAAGCTGTTGCTGAGGTTGAGCCAAGAACGCTTCAGGCGTCTTGACACCAAACCCGAACTGAAGAACATGCCGCGCCAACGCAGCCATGTCCACGACACCTGCCGACACAAACGGCGCCATCGCATCCACCATCTGTAGCGCCATCTGGCGACGGAAAGACTCATTAACCGGCTGCGTGGACCCCGCCTCAACTTCAAAGTCAAACTCCCCAAGAATATAATCACGGTCAAAATTTACCCAAATAGGCATGGCCTGCGAACCAACAACACGAGCAACATGCTCACCAGTCAAGAACTGCTGGGCCAAACCAATCAGGCGCTTAGCTGCCATGGCGATAACACGCTCAACCTCTGCAAGCTTGTCGGATGTGCGTGCGTTCTGTGCATCCTGCATCATGGCTGCTTCAGTTGCGGTACGGCTGATTTCAGATGCACCGCCACGCATAAACTCCGCAACACCGCTAATGCGGTCAATATCCTGCACAATCATGCTCGAGACGTTGTACATGTCCGGCGGGTTCACAACTGCCGGCATCGCTTGCACAACAGCGCCCAGCGGTTCATCACTGATGACTGGAACCATCACGTTGTCTTCATCCGACTCAAGTGCATCACGGCCAGGACCATCGAACGCCGACTCCTTGTACAGCCACTTGCGGGAGAAACGCTTACGATGATTCATCATCTGCGTACGGGTAGCGTTCAGTTCGTACTGAAGCGGCTCAATTGCCTCGAGTTCACCCATTGGGTAGAAATGCTCGGGAACATCATAGTTTCTCAGCATGACAAACGGATGACCAAAAGCGTACGGCATTGGCTGCGGATTCACCAGGAATCCTTCAGCACCATCGCAGAACACCGCCATGGTTTCATTCTTCACATCGTAGAATTCCCAAACTTCGACGTATGCGTCGTTATCCTGACGTGACATGCGGGGCTTTTCGTCTTCGCCACTCCACTTAGAGTAATAGGTTGCAGCAGCATCCATACGGGCCTGACGGTTGTATCGCTGGTCTGCACGAACATCGTTAAGCGGACGACGAATCCGCTGGGCAATCCATTTGATGTTCTCAACACTGGTGGCATCTGAATCGACGTAAATGTCGAATGGCGAAACACGCTCGACAAATGGGCGGTCCTCAACAACCGTGATGTTTGTTTCCATCGGTGCTTCTTCAGCCATCGCATCAGTATCCTGCAGAGAATCTTCAGGAGCATTTTCACCCTCATGCATCTTCGGAGAGGAAACTTCTTTCTCCTCAAACTTGTAACCAACTTTCAGCCAGCCATGACCAATAATCAGATAGTCGTCAACTGCACGGCGCAGTTCCTTCTGGCAATCATAATGACGCCACCAATAGTTGATAATTGCCTCTGTAATGATGGCCTTGTCGCCGTCTTCGGACTTGCGTGCACCCACCGTAATCTTCGGATGATTAACGGCAACGCTAGGTGCGATGACGTTAATCGTCGAGAAACACGCATTGACAAGCATCCGGTCCTCATCGGAAAGGTCTTTGAAATGCTTACCACGATACAAATCAATCATACGACGCCAAAGCTTGTCGTACTTTTCCTCCTTGCGCCACTTCTTGGAATGGCTCAACTTGCCTCTGTATCCAGCAAGAATACTACGATTGCTGGGCCTAGCCATCAGCGTTCCTTCTTGGCGTACGCAATACGCATGACCGACTCAAGCACAAGCTGAATAGCAGCAACCTGCTCACCAGATAACTGGAAACCAAAAGCCGTAATAAGAACAGCAACAGACCTAATTAGGGCCCGAACATTTCCCTGGGTAAACTTACTCATTATTTCCCTCCATGACCATCTTGAATATGGTCGTCAAGTTTATCGTCAATCAAATCAACCTTTACTACCAGATGCTCCAGCAATCCCCTGGATTCTGCATGCTGGCTGGTGTTCTCCTGCCTAAGCTTCTGTAGAAGCACAACTACAGGTCCCGTAATGACGGCAACCGCAATAGGCACGAGCCATTCCATTAGAAACCGTAATTTGACGCCGGAACAGCGTCAATTCCCTTGGCCTTGGCGTCAGCCACAATCTTTTCCTGCTTCTGCTTGATAGTGTCACCATGAAAGTTTTCCTGGCCGTGGGCAAAGCCCAGGCGGATGGTCTTCACATGGCACTTAAAACAAATCGAACCACGCTTAGGATAAGTATCCTGAATAAACCTGGATTCACACTCTTCGCACACAAATATAGCCATACCCAACGACAAATCGTTACATACGTACGTTATACGACCCGATAGAACGCTTAACCTTCTGTTCCGGGGTGATTTGTGCCGCAAACCATTCAAAAGAATACTTTGGTGGGGCCAAATCAGGAGTGTACTCCGGCAACCAAACATGCTTTAGCATTTGGTTTGCAATGGCCAAAGCCATCACTCGGTCGTCATGCGGAGAACCATGCATCTTGCCGTTGTCCTCACGAACAAATGTTCGCAACTCTGCAACCGTAAACTCACACCACAAAGCCAATTCGTAGTCACGCAAAGCCTTGGCAAGCTCGTCAATCGCTAGCGGCTTAGAGGCCGCAGTCGTACGCCAACCAAGAATCTCCGTAGCCTGAGGAGACCTATTGGCAAGACGACGCTGCCTGTAGATGTTTCGGTATCCTTCACGTTGAAGAGCTTTCAGGGTGGTCAAACCATGGTTGTTGGACTCAACACCAATAAGGCAGGTGTTGTACCAATCCCCTAGATTGAACAAAACATCAGACCCAAATAGGTCTGGGTCAATATGGCCGTGCCAAGTAGCACATACCTCGCCTGTCTCAGCATTGATAACATGCGCCACACTATAGTCGCCATGTCCTAAGCCTTCGGCAACGTCCGCCCCAATAGCGTAAACCTGGCCAGATTCTGGATATTCCCACACGCTGAGTGGGCCGCCGTTATCGTCCCACATTACTCCATCCTGCCAAAACAGACGGCCCTTATCCGGTTGTCTAAGCTCCAGACTACGGAGAACATCCAAATCAAACACAGGACGACCAGAACGAATAAACGCCTCTTCTGGGTCGCTAGGGTATTCCTGGGCAAGCTGCCAATCGGGCAGCTGCGCCTTCTTTACATCATACCAAGCCTGGTCACGGTCACCAGCCGACCAAGGAAAGAAAATGCCCTTGAAGTCGTTGGTGCCATTCTGTGACCCGACCCAAAGACGATGAAATATATTACCCTCACCCTTAGCCGTTGATAGACACACAATTCTACCACCGACATCCGCAATCGGCTCAATACTTGCCCAGGCTTCCTCCGAATTCGGGAGAAATGCCATCTCATCAATAAATACCCGATACACAGATTCACCACGAGCAGGGTCATTACCACTAGGAAGAGACTCGAGAGCAGACTCATTGGCAAAAACCAGTTTCAGTTGGTTGTCCGAGACCAGGTTGGGGCCCCGCATACGCATCCAATCTGGAAGCATCTTATACCCATACTTGGACTTTTGCAGGAGCTTAGCTGCTTCACGCTCGGTGCGTGAAAGCATGACTTCGAACCGGTCAGCCCAAAAGAAGACCTCCCAGAAAGCAAATGCCGCAGCAAGCGTTGAGAATCCAATCTGACGGGCCTTGAGTACAATGGAATTACGGTTTGCAATCCACGCATATACAGTCTCCTTCTGTGCCTCACGCATCTCAAACAAGATACGCCCCCGTTCAGGGTGCCTAATGTACCAATACGTCGAGCAAAAATACTCGAACGCATCAGCCAAATCCGATTCACTAGCATCCTCAGGCCCCTTGCAGAGGCGCCACTCACGCTCGTTAATAAGTTCGTTTAGTTCCATTCATCCTCAATAGGTCGACCCCGATGTGGTGTAGCAGCACAGAACGGGCACTCCGGCCAATTCTCAGGGTACTCCTCCCCACACTTAGGGCACTCTGTCAACTCCATCACACAACCCGAAGATTGCGGGTCTCCTTCTCTCTAGCCGCAGCAGCAGCAATAAGTTCATCCAGTTCCTTGTCCGACAATTCCTGAGCTTTCCGGTCGGATTTAACCTCAATCGTAGGCGGAGCCATACGATTCGTAGCCTGAAGATACAGCTGGGCAGACTTCACATCATTGTCCTGGACCGCCTTGTTGTACAACATGTCCAGAATGGCCTGGGTACGCTCAGGGGACCCCTGAATAGCGTCCACCCTGTCCTGCCACTGCTTTCGGAAAACCTCTTTCTTCTCCCACCGGCGCAACGTCTTCACGTCCACCTTCAGGTGCTCGGCCATCTTGTTCTTGGACGCAGGAATACGCTCCTGCGGAGCAGTGCACAACCACTCAAGGTATTCCTGCTGTTGGGCGGTGAGAACGAATTCTTCCTTCATACTGTATAAGCATTTTCGTCACCTAGAATGGGAATGGTTCTCAGGTTACGAATGGGGGGGACTATAGGGGGGGTAAACAGAAAACCGCCCTAGAGGCGGTTCTGACCATGTACGCAGATACATCGGGGGAGCCCCTTGGCGAACCCCGATACTGTTAAGGAGACCCGTGAACATTGACCAGCTCAAGGAATGGCAACTTGTGAAGGTGCGGTGGCGGGATGCTTACAGTCCTCACAGCGGCTGGCACGAAATAAGCGAATACACCCCCGAGGATTGTGTTGCTGTGACCCTGGGAAGGGTTTGGAAAAACTGCCAGGAAAACTATTTGACGGTTGTCGGCACAGTGTTTGAAACAGAGGATTCCGACCCGAAAACGGTCGGAGACATTAACCACATCCCATTGGGAATGATTCTCGGAATAGAGGAAATACATGGCAGCGAAGAAAGACCCCCGACTGGCCCGAGCTGGAGTTAGCGGCTACAACAAGCCAAAGCGAACCCCGGACCACCCCACCAAATCCCACATTGTCGTAGCACGCTCAGGCGGCCAAGTCAAAACCATCCGATTCGGACAGCAAGGAGTCAGCGGCTCCCCCAAAAAGGCTGGAGAGTCCGCCAGCTACCGTAAACGCAGGGAATCCTTCCAATCACGCCACGCCAAAAACATCGCCAAAGGCCCCATGAGCGCAGCCTACTGGGCCAACAAAGTCAAATGGTGAACCCCTATCAAAGTCAAGCCCAATAAGGCTAATACATCCCACAGCTGAAACAGGCTGGGACTCCACACAAAACAAGGCGGCCCCTATAGGAGGGCACCGCTCCGGCCCTGCACAAGATGATTCCCTCTTATGCGGCGGGGCGCACCCCCCCATGCC